ATTCAAAATCATTAACTACAAATTGTAGTCTACCAACGTTGTAAGATTTATCAACTGAGAATTCGCCTATTGCGTCAAGATCGAATTTTTCTCCTTGGGACAACTGCTCTGTTAATTGTGGCACATTAAATAATATAACATCATATTTACCACAATCTATTTTTAAATGTTGCTGTTCGTTACCCATAAAATCATATTTGTCAGTTGGTATATTGGTTAATAGAGATACTGGCTTATCAACTCCATGTCCCCAAATGTCTTCTCTAGCCGTAATCTCAGCCATTTCAATGTTTAATTCATTGTATTTTGCTATTAAATCAACCAAATATAAATTAACATTGAAGTTTACTTTATCTAGAGCCAGATTAAGATGAGCTTTAAATTCGCTTAGCATATCTTTATCTACTCCAACACCGAATGCAAATGCATGTCCTTCGGCTTTTTGCACTCCAGTTAAGCCATTTAATGCCTCTTTTAAATTATCTAGACCTTCTACCGCTTTACCTCTAGCGCTGCCACGTAATTCATCCACTTCTCCGTTTTTGAAATGCCTTAATAAAATAACCGGTCTATTGTATTGACTTAATAATTTATTTGCTATCAAGCCTGATAATTCAAAAGTTAATTCTTGTTCTTCATCTACATATACAATAGCCCTGTCATCGTCACCGATTTGCAGCTCTCTTTCTATAATACGGATACTTTTATCAACTGCTGTTGTTTGTCTTTTCTTTGCATTTTTACAAAGTCTTACAGCCTCTTGATATACTGGAACTTCTTGGTCTTCTTCTCCTCGTTTAGATGATGGCACCAATAGCATTGGCGATACTAGTGATTTGAATATCATATTCTTTTGCTCTTGTGTGCCAAGTCTAATGATTGCATTAATATTAGGACCAATTACCCAACCTATATCCTTAATCGTAGGTTCTGGTTCCTCATTGTTATAATGAGTGTCCTGAATTAATTGATATAAAAATAAGTGTTCCTTTAAATATTTTAAACCAGTGGTAACAATTTGCTTGTTTTCTAATTCACCAATGTCCATAACATCTGCTACAATTCCGCAAGCTGCTAGGGCATATAATTTATTTGGAAAAGGAACCCCGTATTTTTCACAATATGCTTGAGCAAATTTCAACGCTACTCCAGCTCCACTTAATGCGTGATTAGGATAATTTTCTTCTTGACTATTCACTATCGCAATATTATCTTTGTATTCTCCGTATTCCATATCATTAACCATTTCGTGGTGATCTAAGATAATAATTTTCATTCCATTCTCTAAAAGTTTTAAGTGTTCGGTTTTTTGTGAACTTCCTGCATCAGGAACAATTAATAAGTTGGTTTCTTCTGAAATATCTTCTAATACTATTCCATGTTCTTTGTTTGGGTGAAGTATAAAGTTAATATCTTGTCCTCTTTGAATAAGTTTTAATAGGTTTAAGATAATTGCTCCACTAGTATATCCATCTAAATCACTGTCTACAACTACTGTAATAGTGGCATCTGGATTAGCAATAGTGGTTTTTAGTAAATTAATACTTTTGCCCATTTCTTGAAATAATAAAGGGGAGTGTTCATAAGTATAATTAGGTTGTAACCATTCTAGTGGTTTTTGTATTCCCCTATCCAATAGTAAATCATGAAGAGCCATTTCAGTAGTTTCAATATTATTGTAATTCTTTGTTCTCAGTTGATACTTCACTTGTCTCTTCCTCCTTATTTTCTTCCAATACTTCTTCTAAAGTTTTTCGGTCTCTGTATAGTTTAGAATAAACCGTTCTCCCCAAATCGATAGGAGCATCTTTATCTCCTAGATATTCTCCAGTCCAATCATATATCAATTCAACCTTGAAACCCATTTCTTTAATCTTTTGTGCTTCTCTAAGCATTTTTTGTAATCCGTAAAAACGATCGCCTTCTTCACTATAATCGTTGTCGAATGCCAATACTATCGTCTCTACTCCTGCTTCTTTTAATATAAGTCCGTGATATTGACTGAAAGCGCTACCCCCAACCGCAACAGACTTATTCATTGTGAAACATGAACCATATTTTAATACAGACTTCTCTGCCTCAAATACAATTACTTCCTTTAATTTTTTTATAACTTGTCGGTTTTGATAATACCCATACACAACCATCATTTTTGGACAGTTGTATAATTCGTCATTATGCCATAGGGGCATATATTTTCTCCCGGCATCTATGTCAGATTGATTAAAATTACGAACTCTTATTCCAACCAGTCTGCCTATATGGTCGATCACTGGGAATACTATTCTATTTCTAACCATATCAAATCTAACGCCGAAATCGACCATAACATTGTAGTCAATATCTTCACTTAACCACGGATCTAAAAATCGTGGCTGTTGGGTAAAACATTCTAATACATGCTTGTTGTAAACCGGTAGCTGTTCCATCCAATTCTCTTCGATTTTATTGGTGTTCATTGCTTTTGGAGTTTGTATTACTGCAAACCCAGTTTTTAATCGCTTGCTTACTATTTCATCTAATAAATTATAAGCTCGCATAAATTCCATCTTAAAGCCACGAGTATTATAGGTATTAATAATAACATCAAATATACTCATAGCTTTACAATGTGTGTAACAGTAAAAACGCTTACTGCTTTCATAATAATATAATTTTTGAGAAGGGTTGTTGTCTAGCGTATTATGACAAATGGTAGGAAAAATTAAACAATCATTACCATATCTTACAGAAGATTCTGGCACCCCCAATTTTTCCATAAGTCTTAATACGTCAGAGGTGTTGAGCTTATTAAGTAGATTACTTTCCAGACTCAATATAATCCTCAGTTAATATCATAGTGCCAAAATTATCAAAATCTACTTCTTTACTCTCTTTCTCTTTTACAACAAAACCGCCCTTATGATTTGCTTGTTTCACTTGAATGTGTATGTTATCAAAATCCAAAGGGTTTCCCTTTCTATCAGTAACAAAGCAGTCTATCGTTCTGCATGTCCCTAAATCAATATAACGCCATATTCTAATACCCGTCCATTTACCACGACGGTTCTTATATATGTCAGTTATAAAGTTTGGTGGCATAGTTCCTGACTTGAGCGCTATGGCTCTACCCAGTTCTTCTTCTGCCATATTACATCTTAATGTTATAGCTCCTATGTCGGCTTTATCTGCTACCGCTTTGGAACCACGAATTAAGTTTTCATTCTTAACTTCTTTTTCTTCATACTCTCCATTCAACTGAGTTGCGGTTGATATATGAATATCTAATTCATTTGCCAGCTCTTTTAATGTGTTTGTTAATAATAATAAGATAATATCATCACGCATTTGTTTATCTCTGTTTGCAATTAAACCAGAGCCTATGTGAATGTAATCATAGAATACATATTTAACATCGTCTTGTAAGACGTGTTTCTTAATAATAGTTTTAATCCCGACTATAGTTGGGTCTGGCAAATATTCTATAATTAAGTTATTGTTTTCTTTTAAGTATTCTACTGCTAATTCTAGTATTTGTTTTTCATTGTCAGAGCATTTGTTGTTTAATATCTTTTCTTCGTTAATGCCTGTCATATATGCCAACACTAATGTTTGCACTTCGGCATGCTCTAACTCTGTTGTAATATATAATACTTTATTACTACAACCAGTATTTACCCACTCTCCACTTTCCGTATTATAATACATAGGGATAGCTAAATGTGTTGCATTACCGGCCATTCTTCTTGATTTACCAGAGCCAGAAGAACCAGAGTCTATATATAACTTTTTAAGTCTAGCTCCACGAGTTACTGTATTATATATTTCTCCCTCTAATGGAAGTCCAACTTCAGGAATGGTTTGTAATTGTTTCATTAATTCTTCAATACCATCAGCAGCTGTGATACAAGTCTTTTCTAAAAAAGTGTCATACTTATTTTGTATGTCGTTTAGTTTAATATTATAGTGCTTAAATATATCTTCCACTTCCATAGCATTGAATTTTGAAAGCTGCTCCTCGAGTTTGTCTACAGGTAGACTGACATCATATAGATCACTAATATCAATACCACCATTTTGTAAATCTGTTAATAAAGCATATTTTTTAACAGCCTTGTAGTTATATTCAAAATTGGGGGAGGTAGCATCATTACATATTTCATATAGAACATCCATACCACCGTCTTCAACAAATTTAGCATATAAAGCCGATTGTTGTTGAAAATAACCAATGATATCACTGATATCTATACTGCTATTACCTAAAGAATATAGATTATACAATGACGAATAAATAGCTTGATACTTTTTTAAGGCAAAGTCATTTAATCTCAAAGGATAATCTGGTGATATAATCAAATCATTATTAAGATATAAACATGTCAATACCTTTTTTATTGCTCTTTCATTATATAACATAACATTCCCCTTTCTTAATATTCAAAGTTTATTAATTTTTTGTCAGGAGCCTTATTCTCAATAATAATAACTTCCTGTTTTTGTCCTATGTTAATACTTTCTGTTGCGGTTATTTTTGCTGCTTGGGTATAAGTATTGTTTATGTTGGTATAATAAGCCTTCGCTTTCTTATACTGATATGGGATAATACCCACACCACAATCTTTATCAACCTTATTACCCTTTACCTTAAAAAAGAATTCCAATGTATATAACATACCATAATATGTCATACCCTCATCTTTGTATTTTTTAAGTTGCGTTCCTATCATAGCCCAATCAGGTTCCATAGGACTATATAATTCTTTTATGTAATCAGTCAGCCTACGAAATTGAGCGGTATCCTCAATGTGCTTTTCATGACACATTTTGTGGGCATAACGATTACTTACTTTTACATACGGTTCAATCTCACGACTGAACGAAGCCCCGCAGTATTTACATATTACTTTTTTAGTTGTCATAGGCAAAAAAGACGAAGTCTTTAAACTCCGCCTTATAATTCCTTAATTTCTGCTAAAGCGGCTTCAACTAATTCTT